CCTTTAGTTCTCGCTCGCTTTCGCGTCGCTGCCATTAATAAGTCACTCCGCGATCAACCGCAGCCATTATGTAATCAACACCCATGCTCTTAGTACCTGTAGCATCCCCTGAAATTTCAACCATTGCTGGGGTCAGCAACGCGGTAGGGATATTGGTAGTATGAGTGCCCACCAAACTACGGTTAAGGTAATAAGCTACCGTATCAGTGGATGTACCCTTGGTAGCTATAAAACCGAGGGTGACGTAAAGGTTATCAGTCAGGTTATAGGCAGCAGCCAATTCGGTTTCTGTCTCTGTTCCCCCTGACTCACTGATTAAGCGAGTAAGAGAAGACCCATCATCTAACTGAAACCCTATTCGGTTAGCCGCTAAAAAAGCATTTTCTGGGTTAGTAGCAAAGTTTTCACAAAGCCCTACCCAAACGTCCATTTGTCCTACGCTATCGCCACTTGTAGTAGCAATATAAAAACGGGATTCAAAATAGAGCTTTTCTCCCGCCGTGGTGGGTAACTGCCAAATTTCATTGGCTTGAATGGAAGCCCCATCATTGTCAGTAGTAGCTTGCGAAGTAAGAGCAACAACACCTGTAGCCACATCTGCTGAAATAGCAACTGTCGCACTGGTATCTTTGACCACCGTCCAGTCATTGGTAGCATCTAGGGCTATACCGGTGAAGTCATCGAGGAAAACCGCCTGATCCGGCCAAACCCCAACTTGCAGATTTTCAAGACCTTTACGTGCGGAAGAATAAAGAATTGGACCTTTAAAATGAGTAGCCATGTAATGTTCTCCTGTCGTGGCTAGTGTCTATTACGGGATGCAATAGTCAGGTGACGGGAGAACTATACTCTAAAATAAAAAGGGCGACAATAATGTCGCCCTTCTAAAAAGCTAAAGCTAATATTACGCTCCGGGAGAACCGTAGACGCAACGTGGGTCAGAAACACCAAAAGTGTATCTTTCACGAGCTTTATATCGCACGTTACCTGTTTCAAAATCACCTTCCATAGTGGTTCTGATTGGGGTTCGTACAAAATGCTTAAAGCCATTAGGACAATCTGTCTTAAGGAACCATGCGTCCGCATCGTTCAAAAAGTGATTGACCACATAACCGTCTGGCAACATACCCATGCTCTTAGTGGCATTGATGTCGTTGTCCGCTGTTCCTGGACGTAAGTTAGAAGCTAAAAGCCGCTCTGCTACGAATTGTAGCTGTGGTGGAATAATAAGTTTCATTCCACGTAAAGCAATTTTTAGGCCTCTTTCATCAATAAACGCAGAGATATCTATAAGTCCCTGTTCTAGTGATGTTTCGTTGAGGTCAGCAGGAGTCGTAGGTTCATTGGCAAAGTTTCCTCCACCAACAGTGGGGTGAGCTGTAGAACAAAGTTCAACACCGTCTCCCATTACAAAATTAGAGTCAAAGGCATTATTTAGCACATTGGCTCCTTTAACCTGCTTAGTGTTTGCCATTGAACGAGCTAGTGCTCGAGTGTAACGAGTAGAAAGACGATCATAAAGATTATCTTCTACTGCTTCCTCAGTTATAGCAAAAGCTAATGCAATAGTTTCCATTGTGTAACGTGCTGTAAATGCTTCGTTAGCAGTATCATAAGTCACTGCTGCGCCTTCTCCCTTGACAGGGGCTTGGCCGAAACCAGACAACATTACCTCTTCTTCAAAAGCACGATCAGAACTTTCCTCATCGAAAATTTCTGATTGCTCATCATCATAACGATCATACTCCAAACCGAACAAGGCGTTTAGTCCCGGTTCTAGCTCTTTTAGGAGTTGGGAACGTGAAATAGCCATATCCTATTCTCCTATTAGATTCCAGCACCAGTACCGTTAGCGTTATAACGATAGAACTGATTGTTAAGAAGGACAATTGCTAAACGACCAGCAACAGTAGCGTCATCATTGTCGGGAGTGTCTTCAAAACCAATAATTCTCAAGTTAAGAGTATTAGTGGTAGTTGCAGTACCCACCGCCAACTCACCAGAAGAAATACCTGTAGTGGCATTTCCTGACGTAGCTGTTCCAAAATTAGCATTTGCATGAACGATACTATCTGCAGCAGCCGCATCACAGTTGATTAAATACAACTGATCAGGGTTCGCAGATATTAACCCAGTTACTTTTGTGTTTGCCTTTACCGAAGCAGTTCCTGGATATTTATTAGTAAATGTTGGAGTTCCGTTCAAGTCTGTGTATTCACAGCCCATGAAAACACCCAATATAGGTACAGTACCACCTGCTGCTGCCCCGACTATATCTAACATACCGTTAGTAAGGGGGATAACTGGTGTACCTTGATAGATCGTACTTGCACTTCCCGCTGTAGCAGCAGTCTGTATAGGGTACGACACTAATCCACTGGTATTTGCACCTGCACCGAGCATTTTATAAGGACGGAGTCCAAAAGCAGCATCTATATTTGCCATTGGTTTTTACCTCAAAATGTCAGTTAAGACGGTTTTTTACCGCCAAATTCAATGTTGGATTGCCTGTCCGGTTTAAGAATAGGCATCCGAGAATCGTTTTCTCTTAAAAGATCATTATCTATGGCGTCCATTGCTTCAGACGTGCGCTTTTTATAATAAGCGGTTCTTTGCTTCAATAAGTCTTTAGGAAAACGTGCAAGTAGCAGACCTCCCTGACCAAAGACACCAGTATGCTTACCTTCTGATATACTTTCGCCATCCCAGTCTGGATATTCATCAGCGCGAACCAGTTCAAAACCTTCGCGTAACCTCGCCGAAATGTTTTTTCTATCGTCATAACCCATAGTTGATTCACGGATCCAACGATGAACAAACCCTTCTGGCGCGGGGGGTGCGTCTAACATAGACGGTGGTTTCCACTCAGTAGGTCGAGTGGTTTTAGCCCTAGTTTGGCTATTGCGTGGACTGCGATCTGTTTTTTGATCGTTTTTCACGGATTCTGTCATTAGTCGCTCCTTTGTCTAAGCTTTTCTAACTGTACAGCATAAGCTTTGAGGGGCACATTGAGTTTTTCTGCCATTTTAGCCTCAGATTCTGTAAGTACAATCTCTTTTTTGCCGTTTTTGTTTATTCTTGCCCTGCTCGCCCCTGCTACTTTAGGAGTCTTTCTTTTCTTACCTTTTTGAAATTTATGAGGAAAAGCAGTTTCTATCCTATTGTTCAACTCAGAATAATAACCTTCTGAATCAGCCGCAGGGTCAAACCCTTCGGACAATAAAGATTCATGCTCTGCCAAAGCTAACAAAGTCATTGGTCTATCTTCACCAAACCACTCCCTCTCTTCTGCCCATTTTTGTGCCACAGGGTCTGTTTGATTAACGGGTGGTTGTGGCTGTGCGTATGGTTGAGGTTGTGGCTGTGCGTATGGTTGTGGCTGTTGAACAACTGGCGGTGCTGCTGCTTGTTGTCTCCTAACTCGGTTGACTTTATCTTTATCAGCAGCAACAGTAGAAAGTTGAAACTGTATATCAGCTTGTTTTTCACTGTCTCCTACATCAATCGCTTTTTTAAGCTCACTTTTCAATAACTGCTCTTGAGTTTGAACTCGGTTATCAAATTCATTTACAAAAGACTGGTCTAAATTCTGAGTTTTTTGTCTAACTTGATCTAGTTCTAACTGAACTGCCCTAGCGTATTCTGTGGCGGCTTGTTCTCTTCTTTCACTCTCACGAAGCTTACCCGTTATCTTATTTATACGACGTTTTACGTTCTCGCCATAATCATCGAATCTTTTTTCTTCTTTTTCTTCGGGTGTTTCAGTTTTTTCCTCAGGTTCAGAAGCAACCTCTGGTTGATTGTCATCTTCTATTTCAATCGCAAGTTGTTCTGGTGCTTCTTCTTTTTCTTCTATCTTCTTTTCTGCTTCTGGCATGGGCTACTCCATGTTAAAAATGAACAATGTCATCAGGGTGTTTGATAGTGGCTAAAACTTCATCGTCGTTTAACAATCTGACCTCACCTTCTTCAATTTTGAAACGACTACCTGCATATCTTCCAAAAACAACCCAATCACCCTCTTTACACCAAGCACTATCAAACTTATCGGTGTCTTTATATGCAAGGGGTCCCAATTTCAAAACATAACCACACACAGTAGCTACGTTTTCACGTTCTACAACGGAGTGTGTGAGAACAATCCCACCCTCTGTGGTTCTTTTTCCTTGATATGGGAGCAACAAAATACGCCAACCTGTAGGCTGAGGCATTCTTTCCTTTACCGATTCTCCTATTTTAGAAGGATCTAAAGATAAGTTCTCTTCTGGCTTGACATAAGCGTCAGCAATAGTAGACTTTTTGGACTTTTTAGTGGTTTTAGTTGCTTGAGGAGGTGTTTTTTCGTTTTGTTTTATGTGCGTGGGAACAATTAAGTTACTCAT